CTGTAAAAGGAACCAGAGCATGACGATCCAATACGAACAGCGCCACGCCGGTGAGTTTCTCTTGTCTGAAGGGGCGGGCAATATTTCGCGTGAAGCGATCAACGTTGCCGCCGGGGCTGCGCTTGAACCGGGCCAGATTCTGGGCCTGACCACCGCCACGGGTGAGTTTGCGCCGTATCAGCCGACTGCCGAGGACGGCACGGAAAACGCTGTCGCCATTCTCTACGGCCCGCTGGGTGAGTCAGATGTCGTGCGTCGCGGTCGCGCCGTGGTGCGCCTGGCCGAGATCAGCGAAGTGTATCTGACTGGCCTTGATCCTGCTGCTGCAAAGGCACTGGCTGCCCACTTCCTGATCGTCCGCTAAGACGTTCATCCCTGTTTACCCGTCCCGCCAAGTGCGGGATTTTTCGTTTCTGGAGAGTACCTCATGGCTGATATCGCCATTTTTGAAGACGATGCGTTTAGTGTTTCGTCGTTGACCGCTGCACTCAATGATCAGGAATATTTGCCGGGTCGTATCAGCAGCCTCGGCCTGTTCCGTGAAGAGGGCATCACCACCCTGACCGTGCAGATCGAAAAAGACGGTGACACACTGGCATTGGTGCCAGCGGGTGAACGTGGCACTTCCGGCCTGGTGGTCGCTGGTACCAAGCGTCACATGATCCCTTTCAACACCGTGCACTTGCCGGAACGTTTCACCATCAAGGCAGATGAGATTCAGGGCATCCGTGCCTTCGGTACCCGCAGCGAGCTGCAAGCCGTGCAGGATGTGGTTAACCGGCGCCTGTCCAAGGCCCGCCGTCAGTTGGATGCGACCCACGAATTCCAGCGCATGGGGGCTTTGAACGGTCAGATCCTGGATGCCGATGGCACCACGGTTCTGCTCGATCTCTACAAGACTTTTGGCGTGACACGTAAAAAGCAGTCTATGGGTCTGAACGACCAGGCGACTGATTTGCGTGTGCGCTGCTCTGAGGCTCTGGACTTGCAGGAGGATGCACTGGGTAGCATCACCAGCACTGGCTCTCGCGCATTCTGCGGCAAGAATTTCTGGAACAAGTTGGTCTCCCACACATCGGTCAAGGAAACCTACCTCAACACCATGCAGGCCGCGTCTCTGCGCGGCGATGCCCGGGAAAGCTTCGAGTTCGGTGGGATTGTCTGGGAACGCTATCGCGGCAAGGTCGCTGGCGTTTCGTTCATCCATGACGACAAGGCGCTGTTGATCCCTGAAGGCGTCCCTGATCTGTACATCTCCGTGTTCGCCCCGGCGGATTACATGGAAACGGTCAACACCCAAGGCATCCCGTACTACAGCAAGATCGAGCCGCTGCCGTTCAACAAGGGTATGGCCGGCGAGGCCCAGTCCAACCCGTTGCATATGTGCACGCGTCCCCTGGCGCAGATCCTGCTGGAGCTGTAACCGTGGGCATTCGTGATCTGTTGGCCGATATCGACAGCGTGATCTTCGACGTACTGGGCGATACCGCGCGCATCGAAGGTCGCGCCGAACAGGTGCTGGGGATGTTCTCGGCACCGTGGAAACAGCCGCAGATCGGTCGTCTCAATACCGGCCTTCGAGAGCCGCACTTTGTGGTGCGGGTCGCGGACTCGGATGGTCTGAGCAAAGGGCTACTGGTCACCATCGACTTGCCCGAGCTGGACGGTGGCGGCGACTACGACCTGTTGCAGCTGGAGCCCAGCGGCGACGGCTTGGTATCCCTGATCTTGAGGAAGCGCGCATGAGCATTGGCAGCTTTAGTGAGAACAGGGCCAGCAGCGGAATGTTCAATATTCAGGTCTCGTCCGAGGACCTGAAAGCGTTTGCGGACTTGGCAACGTTGGTGCCCAAGGCTGCTGCTAACGCGCAACGCCGCGCTATCAATAAAACCCTGGGCTGGCTCAGTACCCATATCGCCCGGGCCGTGGGCAAGCAGGAGCGGATCGCGGTCAAGGCGGTACGGCAGCGTTTGCGCAGCTACCCGATCGCAGGCGGCGCGATGCGCGGCAAACTCTGGTTTGGCATCAACCCGCTGGAAGCCAGTCGTAGTGGGCGGCCACGGCAGACCAAGGCCGGTGTGTCCGTGGGCAGTCGTCGCTATCGCGGCGCCTTCTATAAAAAGGTGTACGGCAATCAGGCCGATATCTGGATTCGAACAGCCAGTAAACACTTCGCCAGAGCCGACTACCCCGACAGCGAAGTCACTTCGCAGACCGGGGACAGCTCCGGTTTTGTGGGGGAAAACAGCGATCGCTTTCCGTTGGCCAAGGCCAAGATTTCACTGGACTCAGTACGGCCGCATTTTGAGGCCTGGAGCCGCAAGGCCGATGAGCGCCTGCTGCAGATTCTCCGGCAAGAAATGAACTTTGAACTGCAGAAATACCTGAAGGGGACGCGCCGTGTCTGAGCAGCCGTTTAGCCTCGACCTCTTGTATCAAACCATTGAACAGCATCTGCAGGAGAAACTGCCAGGTGTTCAGTTGGTCCGCTTCTGGCCTGACATTGAGCAGCACATCCCGCTGCCGGCCGTATTTCTCGACATCGCCGAGATTGAGCCCGGTACCGATATCGGCACGGGGGAAAGCACCCTGAACGTCACGTTTGAAGCGCGGGTGATTGTTGATGTGATCCGCGACCAGCATTACCAGCAGGCCATTCACCTGGCCACGCAACTGGCGGTGTTGTTGCGCACTCAGACGTGGGGCCTGGCCGTGGAACCTGCAGTGTTCAAGCGCTCAACCCAAGACTGGACCCGTCCGGAGCTGGATGGCTATGCCGTTTGGCTGGTGGAGTGGACGCAGACGATTTACCTCGGGGAAACGGAATGGCTGTGGCCCGATGAGCCGCCCGGTTCGCTCGTGTTCAACGTAGGCGGTGAGGTTGACCCGTGAGCCATGCCCTTGCCGAGCACGACCGCATGATCGCGGGGGTGGTCAAGAGCTGCTATGTCGTTGCTCTGGATCTGACGCTTAGGCCACCCGTGTGCCGGGTGTCTGATGGCGAGTGGGTCAGTGCCTGGGTGCGTTGGCACAGTCAGGCGGCAGGTAAGGCTCGGCACTGGCGGGTGCCCAGTATGGGCGAGCAGGGTGCTTTGCTTAGCCCAAGCGGCGACGTGTCACAAGGCACCTTTGTGCCGGGCTTGTTTGGCGATGCCGGGCCAGCCCCGGATAACCGCGATCACGTTGAGCGCTGGCTATTCGACGATGGCGGGTCGTTAACCTACGACTGGATGGCCCACAGTTACAGCATTGATCTGCCGACCGGCGCTGTGGCGATCAAGGTCGCCGGCTCGGACCTGGCCGTTACGGATAACGACGTGGTGGTGAAGTCAGGGGCGATCACCCTGGATGGTCCGGCGACGCTCAATGGTGATGTGCAGATCAATGGCACGTTACGCGTAACGGGCGACATTCTTGGCGGCGGATCGATCATCGACACCGCTGGCAACACGCCTAACCACAAGCACTAAACGCAACTATCAACCAGCCCGCCGAGCGCGGGCTTTTTTCTGCCTGGAGAAAATTATGGCGAGCAAATCAAGCTCGAGCGATGTCGCGGTGAACGCCGTGGCCGTACCGATCACCGTGCATGCCGTGGCGGTGCCTATGACTGCCGATGCCGTTGCAGCGCCGATCAAGACGGCGGCCGACTACAGCGCCGAAGAGCTGGCGGCGGTGGTGGTCTACAAGGACAAACTGTTCACATCTCGCAGCCTGGTGATACCGGGCGGACGCTTGCTGCAGGTCAGCAAAGGGCGTGTTTCGGTCAAGGTTATCGACGCCCAAGCGCGTGCGTATCTCGATGGTCACGCTGATTTAGAGCTGCTGTCGGAGTAGACCCATGATCGGAATGGACCGCCGTACCGGGCTGCCTATCTCAGGCGTTGAGCACCTGAGGCAGTCCATTGAAGACATCCTGACCACCCCGTTGGGGGCTCGGCTGATGCGCCCGGAATACGGCAGCACGATCCGTCGCTTTGTTGACCTTCCGGTTTCGGAGGGGTGGAAAAGCGCCGTGCAGGCTGAAGCTGCTCGTGCCCTGAAACGCTGGGAGCCGCGCCTGGAGCTGACCCGTATTGAAGTCCTGTCTGTGCTGAGTGGACGTATCACCTTTCGCCTGTCGGGCACCTATCTGGGCGACAGTAAGTTATTGGAAGTGATTGTATGAGCACACTGGATCTGTCCCGCTTGCCCGCGCCGCTTGTGCTGGAGTCGCTTGATTTTGAAGCGTTGTATCAAGAGGCGCTGACTGACTTTCGTGCTTTGATGGGAGGCAACTGGACGGCGGCGCTTGAGTCCGACCCGGTGGTCAAGCTGCTGGAGAAAGCTGCTTACGACAAGATGATGGGACGTGCGCGGATCAACGATGCGGCCAAAGCGCTGTTGCTGGCCTTTGCCCGTGACAGCGATCTGGATCATCTGGCTGCCAACTACAATGTCCAGCGCCTGCTGGTGGTCCCCGCTGACCCCGGCGCTGTGCCGCCGATCGAGGCGCAGTATGAATCGGACGATTCCCTGGTGGAGCGCACGCTGTTGGCCTTTGAGGGCATGTCGATAGCAGGGCCTCGTGATGCCTACGTCTTTCATTCCATGTCGGCCGATGGCCGGGTAGCGGATGCCAGGGCCAGTAGCCCAAGCCCGGCTACGGTAGAGGTCAGCATTCTGAGCCGAATTGGCGAGGGCCTGGCATCGGAGGATCTGCTGGAGGTGGTACGGCTGGCCCTGAATGACGAGGAGGTGCGGCCGGTTGGTGATCGAGTGATTGTCCAGTCGGCCAGCTTGATCGATTATCAGATCGAGGCGGTGTTGTACCTCTATCCGGGCCCTGAGATTGAGCTGAGCCTGACTGAAGCCCGGTCCTCCTTGAATCGCTACATCAACACCCAGCGGCGCCTGGGGCGGGATATTCGGCGCTCGGCCATTCATGCCGCGTTACATGTGTCTCGGGTGCAGCGCGTGGAGCTGATCCACCCGGCCGAGGATGTGGTGGTGGCGGATAACGAGGCGGCCAATTGCACCGGCTCCAGCGTAGTGATTGGTGGCACCGATGAGTGATGCCAGCTTGTTGCCGTTGAATCGCACGCCGCTGGAGCAGGCGCTGGCTCAGGTGTCGATGGAAAAGGCGGCGATGCCCAACGTCCTGCGTCGCATGATTTCGCCGGACACCTGCCCGGTTGCATTACTGCCCTGGCTGGCAATTCAGCGCAGTGTCGATCGCTGGGACCCGAACTGGTCCGAAGGGATCAAGCGCAAGGTGATCAAGGATTCTTTCGAGATCCATAAACGCAAGGGCACGGTGTCCGCGCTACGCCAGGTGGTTGAGCCGTTTGCCGACCTTATCGACATCACCGAGTGGTATCAGCTGGAGCCGATGGGCGAGCCCGGAACTTTCAGCATGAGTCTAGCGCTGTTTGAGAGTGGTCTGAGCGAGCAAGGTCTAGCCGATTTGGAGCGGATGATTGCCGACACCAAGCCAATCACTCGGCATCTGGTGGGGCTGAAAATTACCTACAGCCCGAAGGGCGAATTGTTCTTGGGTGCTGCGATTTGTTCTGGCGATGAAACTGTTATTTCTTCCGCAGAATTGTGGCTCAGCGAGTCGGATTTAAGCCGTTTAGAAGTATCCGCTAAAAACTTCAACTATTTCACCAACTTCCGCATGTCTGACCTTGTTGGGGTTTGATTCTTTTATTGCCAGTTCACTGCCCAGTGCAGCTGGATAATGTATTTAAGTAACATGAGAATTTTATATGGCAGATCAGTTGGAGCGCCTTGGCTTAATTCTGAATTTAGCAGAACAAGGCATGGACATTGTTCATAGCTATGCAAATGATCCGTTAGATGCTGCAGCGATTCAAACCGAATCAGGTCCCATAAAGAACCTGAAGCAAGTCTCCGCTGATATTAAGTCTGACGGCGAGGCGGCCATTGACGTGGCAGTGACTGAGTTGATTGATACGCTGAAAACCGATACCTCGGTTGGCGCATTGATTTACGGTCTAACAGATGCGGCTGTCTTGGCGGAGGAGAACGCCCAACGCGCCGTGGTTGCTGCCGACTACGCAACCGCAGCGGGCAATATCTACCCCAGCACTGCAATTGGTCTGCTTCCAGCGAACACCGCCCTGGGGAAGTATTTCAGCGTGCCGTCTCCCGAGTCGTCTGAATACTTGATCCTTTACCAAAACGTCGGCGGTGCGCCGGTAGAGAAAGCGCGTTATCCGAGTGTGAAGGCCGTTGAGCAGTTGGCTACTTTTATAGAGTCCATACTGGATGCTGATACATCCTCGGGTGACTACGCATGTGTTTTCGCCGACACCCCGGATCCCGGGGCCTTTAGTCGCATAGCGCTAGCTATCACCAAGGCTGGCAAAGTTGATCTTGGTATCCACAAAGACGTTGGGGCTTTGCTGACGCAGCTTCTGGCTCCGGGCCTCTTGAGTGAAAACGCCGACTTCGAACGCAGTGGCTACCTGTTCGCTATTTTGGATGCGCTCAACCGAATCGGTGTGGGCCTGACAACCTCCGGCGACTTCATTGTGAAGGGCCGCAGCGTAGATGGTCGATTAACTGCACTAGAAAACGCGCCACCACCATCGAGTGTAGATTACGAAAAATGGATCTATGGCCTGCTGGCTGTGGCCTGCTTTGGCGACTCGTTGACCGCTGGTGGTTACCCTACCATCCTGGCTGGGCTGTTGGGTCGCTCCGTCCATACTGGAGCAGTTGGGGGGCAGAACTCACAGCAGACTGCCACGCGACAAGGCGGCTACGTAAACCTGTTGACCGTTACGGGTAACACTATTCCGGCATCAGGCGCGGTGAGCATTACCGCCTCAACTCAAGCTCCGATTTCCAACCAGGGTGGTGGGCCGATTGTGGGTACTCTTGCTGGTGTGGCGGGGAGTGTGTCAGCCACGTTCGATGGCAGTGGCAATCGCACCGCATACTTATTCACCCGTGCCACGGCGGGGGTGGCGCTGATCATTGACCCGGCCACGCCATTTATTCCATTGGAAGACGACCATCCATTCAAGATCACGGTGTTTTGGTACGGGCGTAATAACTTTTGGACAGGTCGCACTGATTTTGACAATGCCAAGGCCGAAGTAAAGGCCGCGTTGGCCGCGTCGATTGCTCATCTCAAGCCGCTGAACAAAAAGTTCATCGTGATGAGTGTGCTCACTGACAACAAACCTGCCGAGTGGATGGGGACAGAAAAATACAATGCAATCACCTCCCTCAATGAGGAGTTGAAAGCTCTGTATCCGCGCCAATTCATCGACATTCGACGAGTCCTGGTGCGTGGTTACAATCCCGCACTGCCGCAAGATGTTATCGACTTCGGCCATGACGTTACACCCACTTCATTGCTGTTCGACACGCTGCACCTTAACTTTTCGGGCAA